AATATGTTAGTGCTGATAATGCATGGGAGAAGGATAAAAGATGCGCAGAACAATTACGCGACATATGTATCGATTATAATATGTTCGGTGTCTCGGCTTCGCAGTTAAATCGCGAAGCTGTTAAGGCGGATACTCGTACGCATGCGCATATAGCAGGCGGCATTAGCAAAATTAATGAAGCAGATACTGTTATCTTCATTAAAATGTCTGACGTTATGAAGGCAAGCGGTGATTGCATTTTTGAATTTCAAAAAACAAGAAACAGCGATGGAGTAGGGAAAGTTATACACCTTCGTTGGGATAATAAGCATACGAGAATAACAGATGACCACGCGAGGGCAAAAATAAATACATTATCGTCTAAAGCTCGCTCAAGATCGAGACTCCAACAAATACTTGAAAGTGAATCTTCGCACACCAATAATGAGGGCGATGGATTTGATGGTTTTTTTAACAATAAATAAACATGCATATTAACACTTATAGCGCTATAAAAAAAGGAGGATAAAGATATGCCAAATGTACCTGATATTACTACAATCAATATTGATGAGACCGTTTATGAAGTAGCTTCTCTTCCGAAGCAAATTCAAACCCTTGTTGATTTATTCAACGCGTGGAACCGTGATGAGGCGGAACTTCGTTCCAAGTTATTACAAGTGCAGACAGCCAAGGAAGCACTCGGTAATAAGATTGTTAAATCTGTCAACGATCATTTAACCGCAGAAAAGAGTACTGAGCCAACTGCCGAAGAAGAGCCACCTGCTACTGAAATTTAATCAACTGCTCAATTACGAATATAAATCCCCCCTTTTTAGGGGGGATTTATATTTTATAACATCATATTTCGTAAACATTCATAAATATACATACAAGTATACTATTATGGAATTTGTTTATGAAATTTAACCTTATCAATACGATTAACGAAATGGCTGTTGGTGGATCAGTCGGAGGTGGTGCAGTAGCTGCGACTCCATCTAACCTATTTGGCCAAGGTACATTAATTTCGCGCGCTTCGAAAGATTCAAGGAGAAAAAAAGTTCGCGCCCGGCGTGAAAACGAAGAACAGAGCGCCAATAAAGGATTAGAACTTATTCGCACAATAGATAGGCTTAGTGAAGCAAATACCGGTGAAAATAAATTTAATATGGCCGATGTTCTTTCAAAATTAGATGCTGCAGAAAAAAAGGCTAAAGTCAATGGTGATACAGTTACATTCGGCCTTGAAGATGAGGACGGCAATGTAATCAAGGTTCATGTAAGAGCAGACCAAGCAAAAGAATTCGAAACAGCATTGGCAAATATGTTAGCTGGTCAAGATGAAAATGAAGATGACGAGAACAATTCTCTTGAAATAGCTGAAGTAATCTTTAATTTGAAAGATAAATTTGATATTGTCGATGCGGAATGGCCAGAGATAACGGGCGATGAGGAAGAACAAGAAACAGTAGAACCAGGCGAAGAAGAAGCGCCTCCTGAGGGCGCAGAGCCAGAAATGGAGCCAGATGCTGAATTAGAAATGGAGCCAGAAAAGGGTGCTGAGTCGGCATTACAACAAGTTATCGATGTCTTAAAGGCGGATGCGGAGGCTAAGAAAGCAGAAGCAGAAGCAAAAACGGCTGAAGCCCGCGCCAAAGAAGCTGAATATACCGCGCAAGCCTCAGCAAATAAAGTAAAACAAGAAGAAGAAATACTTGATATGGAAGCTTATTATAAGCAAAAGAAAGAGAAAGAGAAAGAAGCAAAAACCTTAGCGCAATTAGCACAATATAAACATGATCAAGCTAGTGATCGTGAAACCGAATTAAGTGGCGAAGGCCTCCCTGGCATTGATCGCACGGAAAGTATTGACTTAAACGATTTAGCGAAATTAATTGTGGAGCGTTTGAACAAATGAGATTTCTTGAGTTTTTAATGTTATCTGAACAAGATATCGTTGCGCTGCAAAATCAAATTACACAAGGTGAGACTGAGTTAACTCGGCTTAAAACCGACGCGGCAAGAAAAGCAGTACCCCTGGAGAAAAAAATCGCAGGGTTAAAGCGACAACTATCTATCGCACAACGCAATCAAGTACAACAAACACAGGTACAACAAAATGCTACTCCAGGAAATAATCAGCCACAACGGTGATCGTGAAAAATTCGAGAACGATGTGAAATATTGGAAAAGTGAAATAGCCAAAATTAGTAAAGAAATCGCCGCGGCAGAGAAATCGGGTGATGATGATATGGCATATAACCTTAAAGATGATCTTGAAATTTATTATTACCCCCAACTCGATTATGCTGTAAATGCGTTGAAAAAATTTACACGAAATGAAGCTCGTTGATATTTTTGAACAAAAATGCGATGTTGGTAATATAGATGTTTTAGAACAACATCTAGATGCTTTATTTGCTGATCTAGGAATAGATGTTGAATTCACACAACACTTTAAACAACGACTTCGCGAGCGCGGATGTGAGCGGGGATTTAATGTAAGACATCTAGAACAAATCTTAACGCAATTTAAAAATGAAAAAGCGAAAGAATTGAAGAAAATTTCTAATAAACATGAATCAAAGGAATTGGTTTTAAAGAAATTCTTCCGTGATTTAGAAGATGTGCTTAATGTTGTAATAGGACTAAATCCGTTAAGATATCCCGAAAAAGGACCCGGGAACAATAAGATATATTCTACTTTAAATGCTATTACCGCTATGAAGAAAAAGAATTTCACCACAGGTAATACGCCAATAGTGCCATTATCTACAAAATAAGTTATAATTATTCAAATGTTCTCATATATACCTACTGATATACCGAAATGTATTCGTCTTGATTTGCCTGGTGGCCCGCGGCTCTATAAAACATCTGATGGCAAAAGATATCCGTCAATAACCACAATTCTATCTTCAAAAGAAAAGCCTGAATTAGTGCAATGGCGTGAGAGAATGGGCGCCCAACGCGCGGCGGCAGAAATGAAGCGTGGAGCAAATCGTGGAACTGCGGTTCATAAACTGGTAGAAGGATACTTGTCCAATCAACCGATACAAACTATTACTCAAGGCGAGACACCTGCTAATATTTCTCTATTCAATCGCTTGAAAACAAGGTTAAATTCGATTGACAACATTCGCGCAATCGAAACTGCGCTCTATAGTGATGTCATTGGCATTGCTGGGACTGTTGATTGTATTGCAGAATATGACGGCGTATTAAGTGTATTAGATTTCAAGACAGCTAATAAAATACGCACGAAGGATATGATTGAGGATTACTTTTTACAAACAACGGCATATAGTTTAATGTGGAGAGAACATACCACAGATGAAATAGAAGATATTGTCATAATTATAGTGGCAGAAGAGGGATTAGCACCGACGGTATACAAAGAAAAAATTCATAAATATATTAAACCTTTGATGAAACGGGTCAAGGAATATCAAACAAAGGGGGCAAAATAATGCAATTCGCTAGTGTAGATGATTTAAGAGAAAAACTTATACGTGGACAAATTACTAACATTCCCCAAGAGCTCTCAATAGGAGATGTGCAATATAAGCGTATTTCTATTGACCCCACACTAGACCTCAGATTTAGTGAATTAGTTGGTGAGAAAAAAGATAAGCGTCCTTTGATACTTTACTCAATAAAGGACAGAAACACAACCGCTAAAGAAAAAGCCATCGCACTAGTTTGGCATGTGACGCCGGGATTAAGGATTATTCCATCAGCAGTTGTTCCTATTGAAAATATTCGCCGTCAATTACAAATACATCAAGGCAAAGAACACCTTATTCGAAATGAAGCAGAGGAGAAAGGTGCAAATAATAATGCGATTGGCCTTACAGCTCACGTAACCTTTATCGGTCTTAGCGATAAACCTTTACTCGCAAGAGTAGATACGGGAGCCTCTATGTCTTCTCTGCATGCGGATGAATGGCAAGTAGATGAGAATACTAAGCGCGTTTTGTTTACGAACAAAGAACTTTCCGATAAAAATATTACAATGCCGCTAGATACACATGTCCCCGTAAAGACGCCCGATGGAAAAGATGGTGGCGTAGAATATCGCCCGGTTGTGTCGTTCAATATAAAGATCGGCGATAAAATTCTCAAAAATGTTCTCTTTAACTTAAACAAGAGAGCACACATGGGGCAACCTGTTCTTTTAGGCGCAAATGCACTACAGCAAGGCAAATTTATAGTCGACCCCACCATGGAAAGTGAAGAGAATGAAATCGATTGGGGCTATATCGCAGAACAAATTGAAGAACATATCAAGCAACAACCAGTTAACGAAGAACAAGAAAAACCCAGCGCTCGAACCATCTATGAAATCATGCTTAATAGTGATATTTCTTTCTCCGATTTGATGAGATATATAAAGACAGAAGTAACTAAAACATACGAAAATATACAATACTAAATGGCTGTTGCAAAATCACCTTTCTACGTAGTTGAAAATTTCTTGTCCATTAAGCTGTGCGAGCAGTTTGTTGATGCGTATGGCTTTGATACATATCCTGATGTAAACAAAGACGGAAAGCCGCTCAAAATGATTAAACATAGTGAGGAGATACAAGAAATTATTCATCAGCGGGTTCTTCAGTTAGTTCCAAATTTAGAAAAATATTATGGTGATTTCATATATCTCGGCACAGAACCAATAATGCTTGAATACTATGTGCCCGGTGTTGTGCCCGAACCTGTTTGTGAAAACTCACACTGGATTCGCAAAAAATGGGTAAGAACGCGGGATCGTGATTTATCTGGCGTTGTCTTTCTTTCTGATTATCAAGACAAAGTACCTTTCGACAAGGAATATGAAGTTTATGGTGGTAAGTTAGAATTCTTACAACATAAATTTAGCTTTAACCCACAACGTGGTACATTAGTCATATATCCAAGTGGTCCACACTTTATTAATGCTATTAGTGAAATTAGGGCAGGTGAATTATACTTGATTAAAATACATATGGGTGGAAAATTGCCCTTCATTTATCAACCTGCAAACTTTCCAGGAGATTATCGCTCTTGGTTCGCTGGCATTTTATAAAGCAATTGACATTCCCCGATATCTGATTTATAATCACAAGAAATTAGGAGGTATACCATGTCAGATGCGACAATTAATATTGCCGATAAACAAAAATTCAAAATGTTAATCGAAGAGATTATCAAAGCGCTTCAACGCATTGAGGACGAGAAATTAGTAGTCAAGGATATGTCGGAAGCGATTGAAAGTCAATTTGAGATTAAAAAATCCGTAGCCGTAAAACTTGCACGCACAATTCATAAATCTAACTTCGATGATATCAAAGAAGAAAATGAATATTTCGAAGAACTATATGAATTAATCGCCAGGAAGTAAACAATAGAAGGGGGCAAAAGCCCCCTTCTTATTACTTATTATTGAACTTCAAACCACGTTGAAATACTTGCAGGACCTGCAGTAACCACTCTGTATACAGAGCCATTAGGAACAAGTATTGAATGCGTTGCAAAAATTGATTGTGAGGCACCGCCTGCAAAAACAGACACTGTCGTTCCATCAACATTAAACAAACATTGATTACCGTCAATACTTTGAACAGCAACAACTACTTGCATTGGTTTCCCTGTGCTATTTGTATAGTTTGTATTCGCTGCACGTGTCATTGCTCCATTAGGACCGAGGTCAGAACTGTATCCAGCAGCCTGAACAACGTTTGGTGCTGTCAATGTAGATGTGCAAACAACTGGTGAGGAGACATTAATATTTCCAGCGTTGACTTTGATATCAACATCAGAAGTATTTGCTGCACCCGTTGCACCTGTATTAACACGATCAACGATCAACTGTCTTGGGGAAGCTACCTCTGCATTTGCACGCATATTGAAAACAAAATTTGTCTTTGAAGATGCAAAAATCTGCCCATCTGTCTGTGTGTCATCTACGGCTACCAAGCGCAATTGATGCGGAGACTGGATCTCTGCATCCATTTCAATATTGGCACCCCAAACAGCACGTGTTTGTAATGTACCTGTGCCCGTATATGCGGGATTATAAAAGATACCCATATAAGATTGAACATCTGCACCACCTTCTGCGGCAGCTTGTGGACCTCTCATACGCAAGCAGGTGGCATTATCTTTGTATCCAACAATTGTTCCCTGGACAGTTACATCACCTGTAAATGTATCCCCTGCAACATCCGCTGGTGTATATCCAAGAGCGGCTTGATATCCTGCTACTGAATGATCGCCCCATCCATATGCTGTATTCCAGTTTGTGATATCGCCAGCAACAATGCCTGCGGCGGCCGAGGCACCAAATACTGGGTCTGTTTCTACTGTTAAATAACCCGCATCATTCGTTAAAACACTAACATTATCACCGGGCTGAACCGCACTATCTGCTGTAACACCTTGCGCGGCTGTTGCAAAATCACTTGCCTTTGAACCACTATCAGTCAAATTTCCCAAGGCATCTAATCCGGCAAAGTTGCCGTTAACAGCACCGCTTACTTTGTCTGTCTTATTATTAAGCTGCGTCTGTACACTGCTCGTCGCGCCCTCCACATAGTTGAGATGCGCAGCTGTTAACGTTGGTGACAATGCATTTAACAATGTATCTTGTGCTAATGTTATATGAATAGTGTTATTAGCCAGATGCGCATCTAATGCAACACCATCTGCGCTAACATCCCGCCCATCTACGCTGCCAACGTTAGAAACATCTTGGCCGCCCATGTTAAGGTCACCCGACATCGATACGGTGCCGTCTCTGCGAAGATATTCCGCATCCATCGTCGCTGTCGCAGTAGGATCGTTTGTAATCTCTTGCGCAATACTTGGTATATCTAATTGTATACCTTTTGGTTTAATCACTGCCATTTTCTAAGCTCCTCTCTATTAACCGAATCCATAGAACTCAACGTCATCACCGACAGCAGGAATACTGCCC